TCACCGTTAAAGAGAGAAAATAACATTTCTGTCATACCTTCTTGCATTTGCTTCATATCTTCAGCGGATGGACCCTCTCCTTTGCTAAGACCATCCAACATTTTGACTACACCTTGCATGTGAGGGTTGTCTTTCATCATTTCCTTGGGGTCGTAATCCCCGAGTAATTTGGACAGGGGATTCGTTTCATCTGCAGAGATAGTCTTCATCAACCCGTTAGATAATTGATTAAGTTCTTTCAAAAAGTCTCCCATATCTGGGTTTGCATCCTTTCTATCCTTGGGTTTCCTAGATTTACCCTTACTTCGAACCTTTGCAATAACATCTTCTATATCGTCCTCCTCATCATCGGTTTCTCCTTCATCACTATCATCATCCAATTCCTCTTCTTCCTCCTCTTCTCCTATTTCATCTTGTAAATATACATTCTTTGGTGATGTGATTAATGTTAGATCGTCGCAATTATTTGCGTAAATAATAACGCTTCGTATCAATATATGTTTCACCATATCGTATGTCATAAAGCCCAAGAACCCGATTAATATTCCCAGAAGTAATTCTAAGCTAAACATCTTTTTCCCTGGAAAAAGATATCTTTAAAACTCAACAATCTTCATTAATTCCAATCACTCCCCAAAGAACTCTTTCTCCACTATGCCCTGTAGTTTTGGAATCTGAGAAATCACCACGCCCCAGATCATCCTCGTCTTCGTGTACCACAAAACTTCTCCCAATAACAGAATATTCTCCACGCAATCGAACATATTCTGCAATGAATTCTGTTTCAACAATCTCATCTTCATTTGCGTAAATATTACCCAAGTCTCCTAGATGAGCATTTGGATCGTTTAAATCTCCATGTGCTTTACCAAATGGGTTATAATGTGCACATAAACTTTTTGCCCCTTGCGAAGAATCTCCACTTTGGTGTATATGAAAGCCGTGTGCTCCAGGAGATAGATTCTCAATAAAAACATGGATATATACTGGACCTTCATAAGAAAGTTCTTGGAGATGTATAATTCCATGTGTATGACCATGTTCACATTTTAACAAACAAATGGCTTTACGAAGGTTATCAGTAAGCATTTCTATTTTAAATTAATTTAAAATAGGTTTAGGAATTTTATGTATTATATTTTGTTCATCTTAAATTAGTGAACAAAACTATACATTCACTAGTAGCCGGTACTTTTATACCTAATCTTGAGGAATTACCGATTATTGACATACAGAATCTCTCCGGTGATAGTAGGAATGAGATAACCAAATAGCTAAAATACCCACAATAACAATAATGATCACTACAATAATAAGAATCCACCAACCATATTGTTCAAACCAACTTTGCTGAGACAGTACAGCATCATTGAAGAAGCAATTCACTGGCTGCTCAACTGTACCATTGGGTGCGTAAATTACATTTTGTTGTATTTGGCAACATTCTAGTTTATCAACATTTTTGTTGATTTTATTAGCAACAGCTTTTAGTGTAGTCGTACAGTTTGCTGGAGAAGTAGCCTTTGTAATATTTGGTGGAACAAGAAAACTTTTAGAATCTGCACACCATTTCCACCAACATCCATCATCGTTAATAGAGCCAGTTCGCAATGCATCATAAATTTGTGTTGTGCTTCTATCAATACATCTACAATCTGGAGTAGTTTCCGTTCTACAATATTCTTCCATCCTTGTTTGGAACGCAGTTTCATTACCTGGAACTAACGCTTCTTGTCTACATGTTTCACCAGTTTTGTCAGGTGATACATAACGGCTGCACAATGGCATCTTCTTCTGCGTCAACGGATCAACAGGACAATTCTCAGTAGTCTGAAAACAGGTTTCAGATAAAACTAATAGAAAATCTTTATCAGCTCCAAAAGTATCTTGATAATCTGTAACCACAGTTTCAGAAGTAAACACATCTTTAGTATAACCACAAGATGCCATAGCTACAGTTTCTCGGCTATTTTGTACTGCATCAATGGACATAATTTCGCCTTCATTATCTCCAATATTTGGGCAAACATTTTCAGGAGCTTTTGCACAAATGAGGAACCTTGAGCCGTCAGGACATGTATCGTCTTGTATTACAAAATCGCCTTCATCACATTGAGGAATAGAGGTACGTCGCGTTTTATAATATTTAGATTTTCGAGATATTCGAGAACAATCACTACCTACTCGATATGTTTGAACAGGTTGATCAATTCTTACAGTCTTAATAAAAGCAATATCTTTCGCGTCTTCAGTAGGTTGAGCGTTGCCTACTTGCTGAGACATTTTGTGTACATACATATTTTACAAATATGTATTGTTATTGAATGTGTTATAGGAAGCTTAATTGAAGATGAAAGTAAAGACTTTATCTGCTTCTTTGAAGATATTATTATAGATTCTTACTTGAAGAAGAATTTAGATTAATTTTAAATTTATTTGATTAGACGAAGATAATAACCTTTAGTAGATGGCATCTCCAAATAGTGTTCAGTACGATCAATTTTGACAATACCATCTACTGGCCAGTCGAAATACTGAACAATAGGATCCATCTTTAAGATAATGGGTAGCTGTTCTGGGCGAATTTTGTTTTCTGCAAGTTCTTCTCTACGTTCATCTTCATTGAGAAGATGGTGTGGATAATAAAAGGTATGAAGTGTTGGATTGTATACCAACTGTTTTGTCAAAAAGAATTGAGTTGAGATAAAGTTTAAACCCACAACACTTTCTTCTTTCTTATTCACATCTACCTCGCTAATAAACACCATATTCAATTTATTGGGCGGATTGTAGTATCCAAGAGTTTTGGTGTAATAGTCGAATTTTGTTGTAAATTCACTTGTAGTAATGCTAAGACTCTCTCGCTCTCGACATAAATATACCACAACTGTATTTACGCTAGTTTTAGGATCGAAGTAGACATTACTCAAGGTGGTATTGAAATTAACATCTTCTTCTTTAGCCTTATTTCTATATTTTCTAACGAATTCTGACAACATTCTTTGTTGCCACACGAATTCACTTTCTTTAGTTTTATCGAAGGATAATAAGAACATTTCATCTTCTGGGATTTCAAGACCGCGGTCTTGCATCATCTCTACCTGCGTTTTCTTTACCTTGAACCACACATAGGCTGCTCGCTTATCAACATCTTCAATATCTTCTTCCTCGAACAAAGGATTGCAATGCGCATCATCCATTTTAAGATCACTTGAAATTGAAGTAAAACTTTTTAAAAAGTTCAATTTCTGTGAACTTTTTTTACATATTCTAATAAATGGCGGACAAAAAGAGCAGAGGCTGGGTTTGGGCGTTAATTTTTGTTGTAGGTTTTATCCTCATTGCCGCTATTGTTATCATTGTTGTTGTTGCTTTAGAATCTGAAGGTACCAACAAAAAATGTACATCCACTTCTGATTGCAATTCTGATCGGTTAATATGCACTCAAGAAGGTAAATGTAAAATAATAAATGGTGACACGTGCGAAACTGATGATCAGTGTGCTTCTGGTATATGTAGTGGATTTGTGTGCGTATCGGGTACTGGAATTACTGGAACAAATTGTATCACAAGAGGAACTGGTGCTTGTTCTGCAGGAGAAATATGTGATACAACATCTGGAAAATGTCTATCCGGTTATGGCAATCCGTGTCTTCTTGCAAGTGATTGTGCCTTCGCCAAATCAGTATGTGTTCAGATCACTGGTGGAACTGGATTTACAGGTCCTACAGGTCCTGGTATTTGTCTTGGTGGATCTGGAGCCGGCTGTAATACAGGAACAGATTGTGTTTCAGGCAGCTGTGTAGGAAATGTGTGTACTGGACCATCTGCAGCATCTCTTCCAGCGCAGTCGATGACACTTTTAGGAGCGCAGCAAACCAACGGTCTAGCGATGGCTCCACGTCAAGGAGCAACATTTCTAGATACAGATACCATGACTACTCCTCGTGTAAATGCTACATTTAATATAGCTAGTGCGCCAACTCGAACAGAAATGGTAGACAATTTCTGCACTCCTTCTCCATGTGAATTACGAAATCCTTTTAAAAAAATACGAAAAGACATGGTTATAAGCGACGCAAAACAAAGTCCCGTCATCGACGTCACTAATTATTCTAATTCTACATTGGCATTGACACAAGATGGTAGGATTATGCGTGAAACAAGAAATGGAACAAGAGATAGAGTGGCTAATAATGTTAGACTTGTCAGATTAGAGAGTTTTAACGGGACCTTATATGGAATAAGTGCAGACGGACGTGTATTTGCTTTGAACAATGATACTTTTGATACGCGAAAATGGACATGGACTTTAACATCCTTCCCAGTAGGTGTGATGCATACTAGTGCAACATTAAATGGTAGACATTTTTGGGTACAAACCAACGATACAGGATTATTGTACGACAGAAAACTAAGGGTAGTTGAAAGAGTTCCTATTAAGAATAAAAAGCGAGTATATGGCAATGATCGTAAGACTTATATTGAAATCGATACTGAAAACAATACAGGTATGCTTTTCCCCAACAGATCCCGAGTAAATAATGTAGCAGGTGCTATTATTACACACGATAATCAACTCAAAGTGTTGAAACCAAGTCAAACGGGGCTTTTCTCTGATATCCGACTTATAAATTGGACACCAACATACATCAAACGTTGTTTATAAACATATTTACTTATTAACTAAGTAAATACGAGATTAATTTCTATAGCTATAAATATTAGTAAAACAATTCATATCTCGATCCTCCACCCATTACAACTACTTCTTCTCTTGGAACTTCGTCTGTGATTCTGAAATCTAGTTCTCCAAGATTATTATAGGCTTCAACTTCTACAAAATTATAATCTCGCAGATCAATTTCAAGTTCGTATAACTGAGCGCGTAGAGCGCTTTTAGCGACTAATCTATCATTATCTTTTAGAGTGTAAACGTCAGAAATTCCAGGATTTATCATATTGATTGTCTCAGACATCTTAGATCCCACATAAATCGGGGCACCGTAATTGTTAATGACATTAACTCGGGTATAGTTTTCCATTTTTAAATTGGGTTAATTTAAAATTTTGTATCTTTTCTTTTCCTTACTTGTATTTACTTTACACTTAAGTAAATATTTCGTTTACATGTTTTTTTTTTCGTTGTAATTCTTCATATTCCTTTTTGGAATGAACTACGATTAATCCACCCATATACTTGTGATTGCGATCTTGGTAATAGAAATAGTTGGGCATCTCATCCGTTACTTCTAACAACAATGGACCTGTACATGCAGATTTGCACCCCCATTGTGATTTCTTTCTCTCACCACCTATAGAAGATGGTGTGAAGTAGAATTCGTGGTCATAATCTCCATAACGATTTGGTTCTTGCATAACATTGAACATATATTTATGTCCTCGAATCAGATGTAACGTGCGTGCCTTGCTATTATTTACACAATATACCTTGCTATCACAATCTAAAGTGTAGGGATGGTCAATTTTACGCTGAATGACTACTGTAAATTGTCGTCCCTTCACTGTTTTATATATTTTTTTTTATGATAGTTATGACCTCTTACAAGCCTAGGTTTGTAACCTGAGCTGGAGGATTTATTGTAGTGGGGCCAATACCCGGAGCTAGAGCTAGAGCTGTGAGACTTCTTGTAGCTACACTTGCCACATCCCGAGTCATGAGATTTCTTGTAATTGCACTTACGGCTTTTGCGTTTGCATTTGTAGCTCGAACTAGAAGATTTCGAGTACTTGCAGCATTTACCACAGCTGCTTGAAGAGCTTGAGCACTTGTCGGAACTGCAAGATGAGCTAGAGTAGCAATAGTCCGAAGAGCTGAAGCAACTCTTAGATCCGCAAGATGAGCTCGAACTACAAGAGTAGCTACAGCAACATTTTCCGCAGCTGGAAGAACTAGAGCACTTGTCGGAACTGCAAGATGAGCTAGAGTAGCAATAGTCCGAAGAGCTAAAACAACTCTTAGATCCGCAAGATGAGCTCGAACTACAAGAGTAGCTACAGCAACATTTTCCGCAGCTGGAAGAACTAGAGCACTTGTCGGAACTGCAAGAAGAGCTCGAATAGCAATAGTCCGAAGAGCTAAAACAACTCTTAGATCCGCAAGAAGAGCTTGAGCTACAAGAGTAGCTACAGCAACATTTTCCGCAGCTGGAAGAACTAGAGCACTTGTCGGAACTGCAAGATGAGCTAGAGTAGCAACAGTCGCTTGAAGAGCCGCAGCTACTAGAAGAGCTACATACGCTGCTGCTAGAACAGCTGTATTTCTTGTAATGCTTCTTGTGTCGTTTCTTATATTTCTCAACTTCCGAAGAACAGCTAGAGTCGCTGTATCTAACGATTTTATATCCCTTCACACGATGGTCCGAAGATGAGCTACTGGATTTTTTGTAACACTTACGCGCCATTTAATTTTGGACGGAAAATTTTTTTCTTTTTAGGAAGACTTTGAACTAATCTTATTAAGCCTAATATTTATATGTAACGAAAATCTTTGTATTTTTACAAAGATAATTTTGTATATTTTATAACTCCGAATCGCCATATTCACTTTCATCTCCTTCGACCGTGTATTCTTTTCTAGCAATATGTCCTTCCAGAAACATTTTACTACGTTGTTCTTCTTCCTCGTTGAATTTAAAAACTTGTTTGAAACCAAAACCAGCCAAAAACATATTAAGCAATTTCAAGGCTGCTGTGATCTCTAATTCGCCAAAAGTAGTTTCATCTCCACAAAGCCGACAACTATATCCAGTATCCAGGGATCCCTCAGCAGGTTGACCGCATTTACAAAACACAGATTTATAACAATCGGATAAGCCACATAATCTTTCCTGAAGGGCGTAGGCTGCACCGTGTGCAATCATGACATCACGTTCCATCTCACCATACCGTAGACCTCCCAGGTTCTTTCTACCCTTTACAGGTTGCCTAGATGTGGCACTATAAGGACCTGTTCTTCGCGCTTGGATCTTATCTTGAACATGATGTCGTAGAGCCTGGAAATAGGCAGGTCCATTATAAATCTCTGCCTCGATCTTACGTCCTGTAGTTCCAGAATACATAACACGTTTTCCTGTGTCTGAATATCCGTAATCACGTAAGATACTCTTGAACTTGGCTTTATCAAACGGTCGAAACGCTGTAGCATTTTGACGCTGACCTACAATAGCTCCAGCAACACCTGCGAGTAGTTCCATCTGATAGGCGATTGTCATACGGCTCGGTGTAGCGTGAGAGTTTACAATGATATCAGGGATAATACCATCTTCTGTATATGGCATATCTTCTGGATCTAAGATTTTACCAATCGTTCCCTTTTGTGCATTACGTGGAGCAAATTTATCTCCTTCAATAGGAATTCTCATCATACGGAGTCTCACGTTGACAATTTTTACAGCACCATTATTGGTGACCATAACCTTGTCTACAATACCTTCTTCTCCGTATCCTAACAACAAACTATCATCGTGAATTTCTTCCTTGCCTTTCATCACAACCTTGCCTACAACAGCCTGACGCTCTTTAATATGCGCACCCAATTTTGGCAAGCCGTTCCTACCAATATGTTGAAATCTAGTTTTGAGTTGTTCATCACTTATTTTGGTAGGACGTTGAAGTTTCTCCACTTTACCCCCTTCACTTTTAAATGTGACACGGTTGTTGTTGAATTTGAAAATACGAAACTTACCCATATCAATACTGGCTCGATTCCAAACTACAGCATCCTCTTGCGTGTTTCCAGTCCACTCCCCGAAAGCCACCCACACCATCTCGCCTTGAGGATAAGCATTGAGGTTGAGAAGTTGATTGATCTGAGGTTCAAATAATGGTCGTGTAGGATAGGCCAATACCTTGTGCTTGCCGTTGAAACAAGCCATATGATGTGCTCGCATAATACCCAAGGCTTGTTTAGCCATAGAACTTTGGTATGTATTCCTAGGACCTTGATTGTGATTAGGATAAGGGATGATATTGGCTGCTATACCCAAGATACTCGTTGGATCCATCTCCACATGAGTGAAAGGTATTTCGTTTCGAATCTTGAGCAAACTTGCACCAAGCTTCTCTAGATTCACCTTCAGAAAATCTCTTTTCTTTCCCTTGGACTTTTTCATTTCCTTCTTCAGTTCAGCATAGCGCAGTGCCAACTTCTTTTCCATAACACGACGAGTTTTAGTATCTTCAAATGTCTCAGCTACGAAAAAGTCTACGGATTCAACCTCAAAACTGTCTACATACTCAATAACGCCTTCTTCAAACAATTTCTTGATTGGCGCACCGAGCAAATCCTTAGTAAGAATGAGTGGCAGATGTTTTTCCTTTCCACCCACTTTTACCGGTTCCACTACCAATAACGGTCTCACCAACCTTGAAGTATCTGTATGAATGAGAAGATTGTTCCGAGTATTGAGAGTAATCCCTGTATCTAGCGGAATCGCTCTTTCACGACGAGCAAGAACCATATGTCTACGAAGCGCTTTGCCTGTACACCAACCGAGGAATTTTCCATTTACCAACACCGGTGAAGTGTATCTTGATGAAGGTATAATAGAAAACAGATCAGACCCATCTTCGGCTTTAGCATTCAGAACCCTAGCAATCACATTATGGTCGGATTTTTCGTAAGTAACTTGAGCTGTTACTGCCAAATTCTTGACGATACCGCAATTATGTGTGACAAACCCGTTTGCAATAAAGCTATGATTGTCAGATACCGTGGTGAAATCACATACCATATCTTTACCCGCAGGGGCAATAGATATAACGGGAAGAAAACAACCTTGATCATCATAATATTTCACCAAAAAGTCATCAATATTAAGTAAATCTCTCGGTGGATATGTCTTCTTATCTGCTTGTTCTAACATTCCACTAATTTGCCTTACCGTAAGACCTTTCTCCTTAGCAAGTGCTGGGGGGATTTCGCCTTTAGAATGTCTTTCTATGATCTCTTTCTTTAAATCAATGCGCTGCTGCCACGCCTCTCTTTTGTATCGAAAATAGAAGTAAACTTTTTCAAGACGTTTGGTCTTGGTTCGGCAGTATCTATACCCAACATTTTCGGCATAATCTATAATTGAATCCATAGAACTAGAGAATTGAAGTTCAACATTGTACATATCATCGTAAGCTTTCTTTACGGCAATTCGATTCTTAGTATTGACACCAAGATCTTTGTACAACGTTTTCATATCTTCAAAGAATTCGATCATACTTGCGAGATGTTCTTGCGTTTTGTGCTTTCTTGTAAGACCAAAGGAGAAATGATACGCATTTTTCTTCTTTGGTCGCTTTTTCCAACAAGGCGAGCCACCATCCGCTCCTTGAAATCCAGCAAGAAATTCTCTTTGAACTAGAGGTGATCCACACTTTACCCAGTGCGGAATGGAGTAAGGATTCCGCGTTTTCTTACCAACAGGAACACCAAGAGCCATAAGTAGATAGCAGAATTCTCCTCCACGGTTGATAGTATATACCATCTCTGTAATTTCCCGTCCATCTTTCATAACCCTAGTATTTGTTCGTCTTTTGGCAGTTTTAGGAGCAAAACCTAAAAGACGCATATCATTCTCAAATTCTATAGCGTCATGCTCTTGTCCAAAGAATCCAGTCCATATACACGAACCAGTCTTTGATTGATGAATAGAAGCATCCCCAAAAGAATATCCGACAATTCTTGCAAGAATTGGTAGGTATTTAGAGTGACTTGAGAGTGGCAATATTTTCATTTCTCTCAAGGTTTCCGTAGCTTTGCTTTGTAGAGAAGACCTTAAGGAAGGCAATCGGATTGAATCTATGATCGTGAATATATCACTTTCTTCTCTAATATGAGGCTTACTATTTACACGATACTGGACATAAACACAATCTTCATTCACACGAAGGTTGCCCAACTCTTCCCACAAGTTTCCTTGCTTGAGATATGGATGATCTATAGTTGATTTGGCAGTCCAGCCACCAAGAGTCTTAATTTCGAACATCTCTGCTTCCTTCATGAAGTGGTCGTAGATTTGTGTGGTAGATCTAGTATGTGTGATGGGATCCACACAAATTACCTCGTCTCCATCTTGTAAACGATATATTTCTTTAGGACCGAGTGGAGTTTCAACCATTGTTAGCTTATGATGACAATTGCTGCCTTCTGGAGACTCTACAGGACAGTTATGAGTCACAAAACCATTTGCAATGAAGCTGTGGTTGGTATGAACTGTTTCAAAGTCGTATACGTATTCAACTGGAATTTCTTCAATCTTATGGATTGGTATCGCAAGTTTATCTTCAAAATCTTTGTATTTTGAAACAAACTCTTCGTATGTAATAATGTTGTCACATCTTGGTTTAGATCTTTTCCCTTTAGCCTTTTGCGTTTTTAATCTGGAAAGTTGGGTCTTCGATATACCAGTTTCTATAGATATTTCATGTAAAGAATGGGTTTCGAACATCGTATAAGCATTGTTATATGCTTTCCGTCTTTCAGTCAACAGCGTCATTTTATGTTTTATATACTCGATTGCTGGAGAAGATCTTCTACGTTTCTCATAACAATAACTGTAAGTAATATTGTCAACATATTTAACGACATTGTCTATATCCCCATCAAATGAGAGGGATACTGCATGCAATTTATCCTCAGAAATCTTGCTAGTTACTTTACCGTTTACACCAAACTCTGAAAACAATTTCTTAATTTGATTTAAATACTCAATTGTGTTCTGAAGATATGTTTCTTTGCAGAATTGATAAGTAGGGATTATAGATAGTTTCCATTTCTTGATGTTACTATATATGGTAACTTTTCCACCATCACCACCTTGGAATCCAGACAAGAAAGCTCTCTTAGTCTTGAGATTTGCGTTCATTATCCAGTCAGGGATCTTGCGGTTCTGTTCTGTTTTCTTTCCTACAAACGCTCCAACTTGTGCCATAAAACAAGCAAATGCACCATTTTTAGATACCTCCCAAGTTCTATGTACACACTTTTCGTTGAACCTTGAGATTTTACGCCTAATTGATGGATGTGTGAATCCTAGGAAAAGAATATCGTCAGTTATTTCCATAACGTCTGCTTCTTCGCCCAAATAGAAAGACAAGTCATAATATCCAGACTTTCTTAGGGTTATGCTGCCATCTGTGATAACTGCCCCAAGTAATCTCGCCAAAGTTTCGGTTTGTTTTTGGGTTAACCTTTTATCAAGTAGACCAGTTTCTTGTAACTCAAGCCTATATTGTGCCGGAATCAAAGCTGATTTTATCATTAGTTCGGTTTGTTTTTCTTCCGCGATGGGCGTAAGAACATTTTTGATAACAACCATATCATTCACATTTAAATCCCCAGCTTTCACATAATAATGTTCAAAATCAGGGGATTTCACCAAAAATGGGTGATCAGGTGTACACTTAATCGTCCTTCCACTGATAGTGGTAATTTTAAGGAGTTTCTCAGGTTTTATCTGGAAATAGTTCTTAATGCGCGATGGAGTTTCCACCAGATTATCTTTAGATACAGTTAAGACAGAGTCACCATCTTGAAGCTTGCTAATAGGAATAGTATGGTTTTGATCTATACTCACTTCGGTATCTCCCGTAACGCATATATAACCCCATTGAGTGCCGTGAATCATTCGTATAGATGGTTGCTTGTCATTTCTGTTGGTTGCAACTTCTACACGATGCATGTGGCTGAGTAAAGCAATCACTGAATCTCGGTTGGGAGTTTGCGTCATATTGGTTTTCATACTACCTTGCACGCCCCAATTCGTACCAACAAAAGATGATTCGAAAGTTTGAGTAATACTAGTAGCAGCTTTGCCAATTTGCGTTTTGATATTTGCTGTATAATCAATACTCTTCTTATCTGACAATTCCTTCTTGATATTATTTACAAAACGCCTCCATATAGCACGCATCAATTGATCCATGGCTCTACTGGCAGTTTCAAGGCGTTTGTTAGACCAACTATCTCGATCATCGTAAGGCATCAATCCTAGATTCACTTCAATAAGTCTGGCTACCATCATTGCCAGCATGTCACTCTTCAAGGTATAGATATTTTGGATTCTTCCCAATCCATTCAACTGTGGAAACAGTTCTTTGTGGATGAGAGTCTTCACTACTTCATCAACGCTTTCCGGGTCAAGAAGATCAGCACCACCTTTAATCCGAGCAATTTCTTGCTTCACAATGTCGGGTCTATCGTTAGGATACAGCATTCTCATCATGCTAGTTTCCAAAGCAACCTTGTGCTTCCACTCATCCCTGGTGAATTGCACAATCTTGCGGGTCATTTCTTCAGGCCAACTATCTGTATAGGAACCAGTTGCCTCATCCGTAATACCAGGTTCTTCTAAGAGTTGAAGAATGTAAAACAATTTCTCTACACCAATATAGCGGTAATTGCCATCCTTCTTAGAAGTAATAGAGCTTTTTGCTGGTTTAAGCGCTGTCCCTACCCTTTCTTTACCTTTTCTAGACCTTTTAGTAGGCTTAACCTCTGCTTTGAAGCGAGTTTCAAAGTTAACACGTTTACCTTTACCCATGACCAGATTCACACGAACCGATCCAGTGGGAGTTTCAACAGTAATGCTAGCTTCAGAATCTTTGTCCTTTCCACGTTTCTTAGAAGTTACAAATATACGATTCAACCGCAACTTTTCATGCAACAAGATCACCTTTTCTGAACCCGAAACTACAAAGTAACCAAAGGGATCACTTGGATCTTCCTCTATCTCTCGCAATTGACTTGGTGAAAGATTGTGGAGATAGCATCTCGATGAACCCAACATTAGTGGGATTGTCCCAAGATGTTTCTTGGTCTTTGAAGATTTATCTCCAAGTATAGTTCTAACGACTTCACCTTCTCCCACATCTTTTTCCAAAACGACATAAGCATGGATATCCAATCCATAAGTGATACCCTTCTCGCGAGCCATTCGTGGGAAAAGCTTACGACCTCCTACACGAGGTCGAGTAAGACTTACGTGTTCAAATTTAATGCGACCACCTTGAACATGAATCACTTGATTTTGGATTAGTGGTACCAATCCATTCTCAAGCCATTCATCATAACTGTCTCGGAGAAACTTGGTGAACCCAGTGTAACTTAAATATCGCAATAATAATTTACCATTTGCATCTACCACAATCTCCCCAGGAACACCAGGATCTGCCTTTTCCAGAGGCACCAGGCTCTCAGTCAGAGGATTTGGTTTGGGGATTAAAGATGCAATATCCTCGGGTCCTACTTCCGGTTCAAATGCTTCTCCTGATACAACATCTCTAAGGAACGGGTCTATCACACTTTCGCTAACTGATTCGTTTTCCATAAGTCTTTGGGCACAACGCTTAACCGATTCGCGTTTAATTCTTTCCGACAAATTGTTCCACGAGCGGACAATAGGTTTGGGTAGTGTATTTCTTATTTTTTCCCATTTTGGTTCATCAAGAAAGTCTTCTGACCACATTTTTTAAATGACAATGTATTAATTAAATAGGGTTTCCACAACAAAAAACATATACAAAATTTTCAATTTTTATTTCAAAATTTTATGTTTAGCTAAACATAAAATTTATTATGTACGCGGAAAGTGTGAACGTTTGACAGAATGCTGAATAAAAATTTGCCTTGATACCCGAGGGTTTGGTAACCGACCGTCTAAATCGTTTAACGATCGTTTAGTTTTAGCATTTTTGCTAAAACAGTATGGATTTTCTAGTTCTTCGTCAAATTGGAATACGTAGGCATCTATATCATCCTCTCGAAACCGAACCACACCTTCCATTTTTTGGAGGACAAAATAAAGAAAACAATTCAATTTTCTAAACTAGTAGGACGTAAATAAAAATATGTCCTGGTTATCATATGATATATTAGTAGACGTCATAAATTGTCTATCTTTTAGAGAAAGGAAGCGATTGTTGTGTCTTAATTCTACGTTTACTGACATTATTGGACGTTGGAAAAATGTTACCTTGAGGATGGCTAGTTTTGATATTGGTAAAAATAATTTTGCACAATACGTGGAGGATTGTTTGTTAGACGATATATGGAAAGTAAGAGATGTTTATCGTAATACTTCTCCAGACTTATTGAAACGAAACCGTGGTGAGATTTCAGAATCCTCAAAAGTATTTTTAGATAGAATTTTCTTGAATGGAAGACGAGTAGATATTGGTGTATTTGACTTTCAGACAGGAGATGCGGCTGCTTCCAAAAAATTAGACAATGCTACAAGGAAAAATTTCTTACAACATCTTCATAACTATGCGAACTTATGGGATACATGTGATATCATAATCGTCGAACAACAGTTTGTCAATCTTTTTGGTCGTCAACGTGGAATTAATATTGATGCTTTGAAACTAGGTGAAGCCACAGTGATGTGGTTTTTGGATCATTTTCCACATTTAAATGTAGTGACATTCGGTAGTCAATACAAAACACAAATTCTTGGTGCGCCATGTAAGATGAAAAAACCAGAGCGCAAAAAATGGGCTACGGCGAAAGCTCTAGAAATTTTTAAAATGAGAAATGATGAGCAAGCAACGAATATGTATGCTCTCGCGGAAAGAATCAAACGTAAAAGATTAAACACGGAAGAAAAGATTCAGTCCTTTCTTATTGATTTTGAGGGATGTGATTCAGATATTTGGGGAATGGCAAATTGTATTCTAAGGAAACGTCAAAAACTAGATGATATATCAGATGTAGTAGTTCAACTTCAAGCTTACAAATATAAGGTCTTGGTGTGTTCTTAAAAAAAAGCATTATTAACCAAAAAATATATCATTGCCTATGTCGACGTATTACTTTGCTATTGGTGCAATGTTCAAGAATGAATCTCATATCTTACAAGAATGGATTGAACATTATTTGTTTCATGGTGTTGATCATATTTACCTGATTAATGATAACAGCGATGATAATTCTGTAGAGATTCTCCAACCATATATAGCTAAAAACGTCGTTACCTTATATAATTGCCATGAACCATACTACCTTGGTAGGCAACGAAAATTATATAACCAATACTTCATGCCTCTTATCAAAGCTAAAGTGTCAAAATGGTTTGCAATTTTTGATGTTGATGAATTTTTGTGGTCTCCTCGAAGTATCGATTTAAAAATATTGCTCCGAACTTTAGAACATCTTGCACAGATTCAGATCAATCATGGGTTATTTGGATCCAATGGATTGATAGAACAACCTATATCAGTTGTAGAAGCTTTCACTAGACGAGCGCCTCTAGGTGAAGGAGGATTTGATTTAAAATATATTGTTAATACATCTTTTGGTTTTACATCACTAAATGTACATCATGCAGACTTTGAAAACGAGGAGTTAATGAAGACATCATTCTTGATGTTAGATTATCAAGCTAATAAAGATTTTCCATATTTCGCGTTGAATCATTATCGTTGTCAATCCTTAGATCTATGGAACAAGGTAAAATGTACACGAGGTGATGCAGATAACTATCTTGTAAGAGATTCCTATCATTTCAAATTAAACGATCGCAATGATGAAGAAGATTTACGCTTATACAATCAAAACAAACCCTTAATAGAAAAACTTAAAAAGTAAATTCTTTATTATAATATAACATAAAAGACATCGTGGCCGAGTGGTTAAGGCGGTGGACTGCTAATCCATTCTTCGAAAGAAGTCGCAGGTTCGAATCCTGTCGGTGTCGTAAGAATTACAATTACATGTATTACTAATACATGTAAAAATGAACAATACATTTCGGATAAGTCGATCAAAGCCACCCTTGAGCGATTCAAGGTAACGTTCACTCTTATGTAATTGTAGGTTATACTATTATTTGATAATATAACCATTGCTTATTACGATATGTAATTTACTTTCTTTTGGAAATGATAAGAATGGGAGTTTTATGTGTATGCCCTACATTTACTGTGGCAAAATACATCAGTGCATCACCAACAATTTCCTGAACTTGAGGATATAAACTTGTACGAATACGGCTGTCTGGATTCAGATCTTCAATGATATAATATCCTCCTGGTTTTACATATTTAAAGAAGTTTCTAAGAGTAGTAACTTGATGTTCATCAAAGTGCGATCCATCATCTAGAATCACGTCAAATTGTCTACCATCTAGTTTTCCGAAAAGCTCATCTACGGAAACTGAGTCTAATGAGTTGCAAATGAATGTTTGTATACGTTCTTCCTCAAATTGTGTATCTGGTTGAATATCAACACCAACAATACGTCCGTTCTTGAAAAAGTCTCTCCAAGCTCTCAAGGAACCACCAGGTGCATATCCTGGCAAAGCATAACCTACCATACTTGAATAAACACCTGGAATCATGGTTCCAATACCGATTTCCATAAAATCGATAGGTTCTTCTTCGAGATGTTTGAATAGCGAATGATATATAGGGTGTAACCATTACGGTCTTTATCGCTGCCATAGTTTTGAAAAAGTTTATCCAATTCCATTTTTGAATAAACAAATCTTTGTTTAAACTCTTATCTAAAGTAATTTTTTATCCGCAATAATTTAAGCGAAAACAATGTCGGAACAAATTTCCAACAATTTGGTCACTTTGGTCTCTGCCAACAGTCTAAATGGGCTAAAAACAGGAAATATAATTGCAGATATCTTTATAGCTATATTTTTGATGGTTACAATCCCTTTTATGATTAAACATGTACGTGGTATAAAAATTCCTTGGTTTCGCAACAAGGAAGATATGTTCACAATAAAGCTGACAGGGTCAACAAAATATGGAAAAGGTGGTCATTGCACTCGCAATTACAGCGATGCATTCTGTGCGGTAGCTAAGTATATGGAAGAAGAATGCAAACTTAAGTCTATCAAAGAATTCTTCATCCATACTTATGAGAAAGATACAAGTTATATTCCTCAATATACTCCTCCAATTCAACTCACCGCCACTATTACGTGCGAAGTCAATCATTTTATGAATGAAGACAGCAGCAATTCGGATGTAGACTTTATTTTATGCTCTGATATAAGTCTCCAAGACATTCAAAACTTTCTTCGAACACAAATTTCTAGATACAAGAGCCGTATGTCAGAGGAATTGCACAGTAAGCAACGTTATTTTTGTCCGTATTTAGATGAAACCAGATTAAGATGGAAAACGTATATATTCGAGAGCAGCAAAACCATGGATAGTATTTTCTTTCCGGAAAAGCATGATGTATTGAAAGTTGTTGACAATTTTGTACAAAATAGAGCCTTATATCATCAACGAGGAATTCCATGGACGCTGGGTATCTTGTTATGGGGTTCCCCGGGAGTTGGGAAATGTCTAGGGCGTGATACGCCTATATTAATGTATAACGGTACTATTAAATATGTACAAAATATTGTAGTAGGTGATGTATTAATGGGTGATGATTCAACCCCACGACATGTTTTATCCCTTGCTCGAGGACGAGAAAAAATGTATCGCATTATCCCTACAAAAGGAAATCCCTATGTTGTAAATGAATCCCATATATTGTCTCTAAGAAGATCGCATTTAAAATGTTTACTCAAAAGAAATGAACCTGGTAAATGTGGATATAGAGTATTTTGGTGCGATGAATACGGTAAAGATAGATCAAAAAGCTTTAATTTCAACAACTATGCCACTGCAGAAGAAACTTATAAATCAGCGCAAGAGTTTTTGGATTCTCTTGATGATGGACGGGATATAGTTATTGATATATCGGTTAGGGACTATCTTAAAAAACACCATGCGTGGAAATGTAAGTGGAAAGGTTATAGAGTCGGGGTTGAATTTGAAAAGGGAAAAGATCGACCGGGGAACATAGATCCGTATCTTTTGGGAGTTTGGTTAGGCAACGGAACAACCACAAAACCTGAAATAACCAGTAATGACGTTGAAATTCTCGATTATCTTGAATCTGTTACAGAGGAAATGAACCTCAAAATGACTAAAAGAGATAAATATACTTATTATCTTACTGGAAATGAGTATAGGAAAAATATTTTCCGAAAAGAATTACAAGACAATAAATTATTGGGAAATAAACACATTCCTTTGAAGTACAAAACTGGCTCTAGAAAATGTAGATTAGAAGTATTAGCAGGAATATTAGATACGAATGGATATTACCATCACCATCACGGACATTTTGAAATTATACAGAGGAAAAAGAAATTGGCTGAAGATATTGTCTATTTAGCAAGGTCTTGTGGATTAGCTGCTTATATGTGTGAATGTAAGAAAGGTTGTATGTATAAAGGTGAATATCGTGAGGGTACTTACCATCGGATAAATATTAGTGGGTATACACCAATGATACCCACTAAAGTTTCTAGAAAACAAGCTACGGTGCGTAAAATGAATAAAAATGTTCTAAATGTCGGAATAACTGTAGAACCGTTGGAAGTTGATGATTATTTTGGGTTTCAAATTGATGGAAACCACAGATTCGTGCTGGGAGATTTTACTGTAACGCATAACACTTCGTTTGTGAAAGCTTTGGCTAATTATACAGAACGTCATATTGTAGAAGTGCCGCTCAATCGCATCAAGACTTACGGAGCATTAAGACAAGTGATGCTTGGGGAAAAAATCAACAATTTCAGGGTCCCGTTTAGTAAACGTTTGTATTTAATGGAAGACATCGATTGTCTGGACAAAGTGGTTCTTTCACGTAAGACAAAAAAGAAAGATAAATCCGGAAAAGTTGAAGCTGAGAAAGTTAAGACTCAACTCGATTTAAGTAAAATAAAGTCGTCGTTTTCTAATAACGATCCGTTAACATTGTCCCACATCTTAAATATTATTGATGGACCTTTGGAAGCTCCAGGTAGAATTTTGATTATTACGACCAATCATCCCGAAAAACTCGACGAGGCCTTGATTCGTGATGGAAGGATGGATATCAAATTGGAATTGAAAGCTTTGCATGGTGAGTGTCTTCAAGATATGGTATTGAGCTTCTTTCCCGACAAAACTGCAGAAGATATTTCACTAGCACCCTTGGAAAATAAAGCTGAGTTAACTCCTGCTGCCATACAAAATTTATGTTTTAGCAAATCTTTTGAAGAAGTCTGTCATGCCATACAATAAATATAGCCAAATTATGTAATATAAATCCCATTACATAATCTTTAGTATATAATCTTAGAAACGTGTCTCGTATTCGCGATGCATTTTTTGATATATATAAGTAATCATCAATGCTATCACAATTACTGGTAGAATGATAGATAAAGCTAATAAAGCATTAAACCAAGCCTTTTCTTCATCGCTGAGTCTTTCCATCTCTATAGATGGAGTAATCAAGTAAATAACTAAGAATCCAATCAACAAAGCGTAAAATAATGCAGTTAATCCTAAGGAATCCTGCGTTGAGGAATACCAAAACAGAGCCCATAATATAATTACCACAATCAGATAAACTAACCACACTCCAGCAATATTCATTTAAAGTATTTTAGAAAATTCTACATGTCTTCAAAATAGAATTTGAAGTTTATGGATTCACCTCATCGTACAATGGTAGTGGATTATTATGAACCCAGATGGATGTATGATTTAGGAACTTTTCGTCGTGGAGAATTTACATTTTGGATTTTTCTAGTAGTATTACTTTTTTTGGGCGCAATTGCGTTAGCTTGTAGTATAGAAACGTATCCACAAGAAAAAAAATAAAAAATTACCATAAAAATTACCATTTAATTTATTAAATTTTCACAGTACGATTTTTTTAACTAAAAAAATCGCGAAAAGTTTTTTTGGTGATAAATAAAGAAAACAATGGGTTACGATCATCACGGATATGACCATCATGGACACGGTTATGGCTGGGGCGCTGCCGCCGCTGTTATTGTTGTAATTATTATTATTGTTATTATTGTTGCTCTCTTCGCTGGATTTAACAACGGTGGATACACATATGCTGGCGCTGCTGCCCGCGCTGACGATGACACCACTGCCGTGAGGACTGCCGACCTCCGCGCTCTTTGTGCTCAGCTCCATTAAATGGCTGAAAAATATAACCATTAATATCATCTAGGATGATGAAAATGTTATAAAAATTATAACATTTTAAAGATATATTTATATAAAATTATTTAAATGCCCTACATAGATAAGATAGTAAACTTAGAGTCTACTCCTAAATTGCCGGACAATAAGCCTATTCTTGAATTATCGGGGAAATTTTTAGGAGATAGTCCTAGGTATAGGGTAGGATCTAAAATTTCGGAGGGTGCATTTGGTCAGGTTTATGAAGTTGAATCTATGAGTACCGGTAATAAATATGCTATGAAAGTTCTTAAACCAACCTCGGGTAATATTAGTGAATTTAATCGAGAGTTAACAGCCTATGAATTGCTCTCTTCGGAAAAAGGTAAAGGAGAAAAAGAGCCAGTTGGATGTTATGAATATATTGTATGCTTGATCGACGCTTTTATACAACCCATCGATGGTAAAAATTATTATGTGTTTGTGCTGGAATTAATGGATAATGAACTACGGGCTTTATTTGAAATGGATATTACTACTAAAGATTCGGATATTATGCTATTCTATATGAAAACATTGCTAGAAGGATTGTCCTATATCCATTCCAAAGGCATGGCTCATAACGATATTAAACTCGAAAATATATTATTAAAATCATACGGAGATAAGATTCCTATAGCTAAATATACAGATTTTGGGTTGACCTGCACCGACGAAACACAACCTGATATCTTTGGTACTCTTCAAAAATGTGGAAAACAAGGCAGTATACTGTACGTATCTCCAGATAATTCAAATGCGTATGCAGAGGATATTACTCTAGATTTATCTCAAAAAGATGATATATGGGCTTTAGGTATTGTATTCAGAACTTTGGCAACTGGTAATAACAAACAGATGCCCTTCGCCAATATAAACGAACTTATACTAAGAGATGGAGAGGATATAAATCCAAATGATTTTATAAACATGATGATTGATAATTGGGAAAACAACGAACCTACAATACCTGTAGTCTATGATACAACTAAGTTTGCAGATACTGATGAAGGAAAAAGTCAAGCAGAATCTCGGGATGAAATAGTAAGGGAAGTTATCGAGCTTATGAGTGCTACAAGGGCAGAAAATAGATCTTCAGCTGAAGAACTTCTAAATATTATTAATAATAAGCTTGTTATATAATAAATACCTTGTCGAACAATTCAAAACATTACCTGAATGTGTACAAAATCGCATAGTCGTCGAAATGAGGGAAATAATTTTTTAGTATTAACTGACAGGGTTATAATTTAACATTCTGTTATTTCCTGAAAGTATTGGATGATAACCCATATCTTCCCCAATGCCAAGGCTTATCCATATTCCTCTCTACGAATTCAGGTGTAATACTGGGGTTCCGGGATAACCCCCACGCTCCCCAATCCCAAGGCTTATCCATATTCCTCTCTACGAATTCAGGTGTAATGTTGGGGTTAGATGATAACCCTTCATTTCCCCAATCCCAAGGCTTATCCATATTCCTCTCTACGAATTCAGGTGTAATACTGGGGTTCCGGGATAACCCATCCCAACCCCAATCCCAAGGCTTATCCATATTTCTCTCTACGAATTCAGGTGTAATACTGGGGTTCCGGGATAACCCATACTCTCCCCAATCCCAAGGCTTATCCATATTCCTCTCTACGAATTCAGGTGTAATGTTGGGGTTATAGGATAGCCCTTCATATCCCCAATGCCAAGGCTTATCCATATGCCTTTCTACGAATTCAGGTGTAATGTTGGGGTTATAGGATAGCCCTTCATATCCCCATTCCCAAGGCTTATCCATATTCCTCTCTACGAATTCAGGTGTAATACTGGGGTTAAGTGATAACCCACCCCAACCCCAATCCCAAGGCCAATCCATATGCCTTTCTACGAATTCAGGTGTAATACTGGGGTTATAGGATAGCCCATACTCTCCCCAATCCCAAGGCTTATCCATATTCCTCTCTACGAATTCAGGTGTAATGTTGGAGTTCCGGGATAACCCCTCTTTTCCCCATTCCCAAGGCTTATCCATATTCCTCTCTACGAATTCGGGTGTAATACTGGGGTTACGGGATAACCCCCACGCTCCCCAATTCCAATCCTTATCCATATTCCTCTCTACAAATTCGGGTGTAATACTGGGGTTCCGGGATAACCCCTCTTTTCCCCAATTCCAATCCTTATCCATATGCCTTTCTACGAATTCGGGTGTAATGTTGGGGTTATAGGATAGCCCTTCCTCTCCCCAATCCCAAGGCTTATCTGGAAACCGCCGTAGTAAACGTTGTAGTGGATTGTTTTTCCGTTTTAGTATTTCTTTTACATAACCTTCTTTACATAAACTCCTAAATTGTTTAGAAGTAGAACACAAGCTCAGTATTTCTTCGTATTCCAACTCCTTTAAGATCCCCATCGCTACCAATTCTGGTGGTATACCTTCAATATAAGGATAGTTCGGGTCTCCATAAGACAGCTCTCTCCTAATTACAGGGATATCGGTATATCTCAGAGATTTAGTTCTCCTACTCATTCCTTTTAAAATATATTCTTTTAAAAGAATTTAACATTCTGTTATTTTCTGAAAGTATTGGATGATAACCCCCACGCTCCCCAATCCCAATCCTCATCTATATGACGTTCTACGAATTCGGGTGTAATACTGGGATTACTGGATAACCCACGCTCTTCCCAATCCCAATCCTCATCCATATGCCTTTCTACGAATTCAGGTGTAATACTGGGGTTTAAGGATAACCCATCATATCCCCAATGCCAAGGCTTATCCATATTTCTCTCTACGAATTCGGGTGTAATACTGAGGTTTTCGGATAACCCATAAGATCCCCACCCCCAAGGCTTATCTATATGACGTTCTACGAATTCAGGTGTAATACTGGGGTTTAAGGATAACCCATCATATCCCCAATGCCAAGGCTTATCCATATTTCTCTCTACGAATTCAGGTGTAATACTGGGGTTACGGGATAACCCCCACGCTCCCCAATTCCAATCCTTATCCATATGTCTTTCTACAAATTCGGGTGTAATACTGGGGTTATATGATAACCCATATCTTCCCCATTCCCAAGGCTTATCTGGAAACCGTCTTAGTAAACGTTGTAGTGGATTATTTTTCCGTTTCAGTAATTCTTTTACATAACTCTCTTTACATAAACTCCTAAATTGTTTAGAAGTAGCACAAAGATTCAGTATTTCATT